AATTTGTATTTCTCAATGTCGCTTTCAACAGCTTCGAATTTCATGAACAAGGCATCTGCAATCTGGCCAGTTGACAGGCCAAACATGATGAGCTTGTTGATTGTGCAAGTGCGCTGCGGCACTGCCACTGATCCATTCTTATCTCGCTTTGCTGCAGATATCCTTGCGCGTTCTTGGGCCTTCTTTGAGTGAACCAAGTCACCCTCGCGCGGCGTGATTGCCTTGTTCTTGTATGCGTCCTGCTCTGCTTTCATTTTCATCAGGATGCCAATGTCATCCTCTGTTGGCGCACGGTTATACATACGAGCAAAAGTTTCAGGGATATTAATCATTCTTCGGTCCAAGGTGACGCTCCAACAAATCAAGAAGTGTTAGCATTTCATCTGTGTCATGGTATCGCGTTGATCCAGATGCTTTCTGATCCATGCGCATGATTTCTAGCTTTCGCCGCATACGCTTAGTTATCTTATGAACCGCATCGGTCTTGGACGCATCCATGAGCGTTGCGGGTTCTAGGTTCCACTTAGCCATCGTCTGACATTCTCCCTGTGATGATTTCCTCGATCTCAACGATTGACTGGTTCAAACGCTGAATGTCCATCTGCAGATACGCGATGTCGGTTGATATTGAGCTGTTACGAACGCCTTTCGGCATCTGCGAGATTTCCGCTTCCTTGGACGCCTTACTGCGTTCCATGTCTGCCTTGATTGAGTTTAGTGCTTCAATGCTTAGGTGATCGTTCATTGTTCTTCCCTTTTACGTTAAATTACGGAGCGATACTCTCCATCAATCGCCTTGACTAATTTCACCGCCGATAGCTGAATATCCTGCGATGTCGATCCACGAATCTAAATGATTTGCATTCCCCTTGATCCGCGCAACTTTCAGCAAAACCATCATGGCGCACACATCATGCTGCGTAATGTCCACGCCCAAGTATGCTGACCACATATTCGCAATTGTGCCGAAGCTATCCTCTGCCCCGCCATGCGTTGCCGCACGGTCATTGGTGATGATGTTCTTTGCCGTGTCTAATATATCTTGTCGCTTCAAAACGGTGGCTCCTCATTTGGTGTTGATGGCTTCCAGATGACCTGAACGCCATGCATTTGCTTGATGTACTCAGTTAGAATTGATGACCACATTGTGAACCTCATCCAATCGACGCAGACGCTTGAACGCTTCCTCTGCCAATTCGCTGACATTTTTATCTGCGGATATACGGGCGTATATACGGAGCGTATCAACAGCGGCCTCTAATTCAAGCGCGGCTTTGTTGTATTCATCATATTTAAGTTTTGTCATTTTTTTACCTCATTTGCTATTGACTGATACCAATCTAATTGCTAAAAGATACCAAGTCAATACAAAAAATAATCTTGAAAGGAAATAAAATGGCAGAAACAAGAGCGACAGTTATTCGATTGCGTGAGGAAGTGCATGCGGCGATGGATGTCCTGAAAGATCGCACACGAATCAGCAAAAGCGTTCAGGCAGAGGAAGCGATCCGCGAATACTTAGAAAAGCGCGGCATAAATGTAGAAAAACCAAAGGCTGACTGATGGTAAATTCTCGCAATAAAGGTGCAAGTTTCGAGAGAACCATTGCCAACATGTTGCATGATGACCTTGGCCTAAAGGCAAAGCGGGACATAGAACAGTATCGCGCCGCAGACCACGGTGACATAATAACCGACAACGAAAGTTGGCCGTATGTCATTGAATGCAAGCGTTACGGCGGCAAGCATTTCACATTTCAAATGGATTGGTGGCGGCAAGTTGAAAAGGCAGCTAACGCCGCAGGGAAAGAACCCGTGCTTATCTATAAGTACGACAGACAGCCAATCACAGTCGTGATACGTCTTGCACACATCATGGGCGATGGCGCAGAACATGGCGAACTTGTCCGTATGGATTGGGAAGCCTTCACATATATCGCAAGGGAGAATTGGGATGACACACATTGATTACGAAATGTCCAACGAGGACTATCACGACAAGAATCTGCATCCACACATTAGCAGCAGCGACGTGAAGGAAGTGGCCAAGACAAGCACCTTGCATTGGGCATTAAAGCAAGCAAGGCCACGCAAAGAAACTCCTGCAATGCTGAAAGGCACATGTATTCATGCGCTGATCTTAGAGCCTGAGAAAGACCTAATCGCAACGTATGATGGCATTCGTCGCGGTAAGGATTGGGATAAAGCTAAGGATGCAGCAGATAAGGCGGGGAAGGTCATTGTCAAACCTGATGAACTAGAAGAATACCAATCCATCGCCAGTGCCGCATTTGAGACCTGCCCAGATTTACTTAAATTTGTGCAGCAACCAAACTTTGTGGCAGAGGCAAGCGTATTCACAGAATGCGACGTGACAGGATTGCCGATCAAGGTAAGGCCCGACGGGTTGCTAATGCCAAGAAGGAAGGGCGGCAAAGCAATCGTGCTTGACGTAAAGACAACTGTTGACGCAAGCCCAGAGGGGTTCCCGCGACAGATCAATAAATACTTGTACAGCGTACAGGCCGCATTTTACATGAACGCCTTGCGCTGTGCCAAAATCCCCTGCGAAAGATTCATATTCGCAGCGATTGACGGTGACACAGGCATCACGGTGTTACACGAATTATCTGAATTGTACCTCAAATATTCTGAAAACAAGATGTATGAGGCAATGCATAAACTTGCGGAAGCTAAAGAAAGCGGCAAGTTTGACACGGGTTGGACGGGCGTTAATACTGTTCACCTACCATCTTGGCTGTCAAGCGACGACAGCCACCCATTCTAAGAAAGGCAAAACCTATGAAAATCACAGATCAAGGCGAAATCTTTAACGACGTAACTGTTCGCTATCCGCGTATCAATAGAACATACCGTTTCGACAGCGTTGAAAATAAAACCGTACCTTGTCAGCCAACCGACGATGGCGCGGCATATGAATTAAGCTTTGAATTAGACAAGGCAGGTGCGATTGAATTGCACAAGCGTTGCATGGAAGTCTATAAAGCTGCAGCCGAAAAGGACACAAAGCGCAAGTGGAAAGAGAAACCGCAATACTTGCCATACCGCGAGCCAAGCGAGGAAGGACAGCCATTCATAGTAAAGGCAAAGCTTAAAGGTGCTTATGGCGAAGAAAAAACACGGCCACCTATGCAAAAAGATGCGCAGCGTAAAGACTTGCCAGCAGATTTCATGCTAACATCTGGCAGCAAGTGCAATGTGTGGGGTGTTCTGTTCGCATATAACACAGGCGCGGTCAGTGGCGTATCTTTTAGGCTAAAAGGGGTTCAGGTGCTAGATTTAGCAGAAATGCAGGGTGGCTCAAACGATCCATTCAGCGAAACATCTGGCTTCACGGGTGAAACACGGTCAGCAGAAAGCGATCCATTCGGGCTACCATCTGCTACGCCAAAGCCTGCCCCCGCTATGGCTTTCGACGATGAAATCCCTTTTAATTAGCCCAGTTTCTGCTATAGTGGTTTTACCTGAAACCACAAGAGGCTGGGCTAATGAAAGAATGTTTTAAGTGCGGGGCTACAAAGCCCCTCACAGAATACTACAAACACAAGGCCATGGCTGACGGGCATCTTAACAAATGTAAAGAATGCACCAAGTCAGACACTAAGAAGAATAGGAACGAAAACTTGGAATATTACCGCGAATATGACAGGGCACGTCACTGGGAAAACCCAGAGCGCAGGGCATATACCATTTCCAAAGCTGCAGAGTGGGCAAAAGAAAACCCAGAGCGCAACGCTGAGCTAAAGAAAGCTTGGCAGGAGCGCAACCCAGAAAAAAGATCGGCACATATAAAGGTTGGGAATGCAATAAGGTCTGGCAAATTAATCAAGGGCTTATGCGAGGTCTGCGGTTCAAATGTAGTTCACGCACATCACGACGACTACAGTAAGCCACTTGACGTGCGATGGCTTTGCCCTGAACATCACAGCGCGGAGCATATCCAGTAAAAAAATGCCCCGCATGATAAGTGCGGGGCAGTATGCTTACATGGGGGAGCAGTAAGCTTATGAGGCAAAAAATGAGACAAACCAACGAGGAAGGCTCGAATAAATGGTACAACATAATGTGTTCGATGGCAATAGTGGCACAGCATCTTGGGAAACATACGCGCACCAAATCATTGCGCAGTACAATCTAAAAAAAATAAGCAATGAATATCACGGGGCTTGTCCGAATTGCGGCGGCAAAGATCGGTTCTGGATTAGCAATTTTCAAGGTGACGTAAAGGTAAACTGTCGGCAATGCTCGGACTGGAAAAGGATTATTGATATAATGCGTAGCGACGGGGTTTATCCAGAATTTAATCCGCCTAAAAATCAAACTGAACCCAAGGTTTACGATTTCCCAGAGGTGACGCAGGAAAACGATTATCTCGCCAGAAAGCGAATCAAACAACATAGCGCGATTATAGATGGCCCTGACCTGCAAATCCCAATCATCAACAACAAAGGCAAGCGCGTTGGCACACAATTCATCGAACCTGATGGAAAGAAAAAATTCAACTATGGCCTAGAATACAAGGGTTGCTTTCACGTTATCGGTGGCCCAATCAAGGATTTCGCCTATCTCTGCGAAGGTTTCGCTACCGCCGCAAGTGTCCATGAGGCCACGGGTAAACCCGCCGTGCATTGCCTAAACGCAAGCAATATAACAGACGTTATAACGTCATTACGCGAAGCCAAGCCAGAGGCACAATTCCTGATCGCAGGGGATAACGATCCTGCAGGAATAAAGGCCGCAGAACGTGCATTCGCAGAGCATGGCGTGGAAAGCATATTCCCCAAATCCGAGGGCTTAGATTGGAACGACGTTTGGATTGCCAGAGGACCAGAACACGTCAAAAAGGAATTGCAGCCGCAATCTATACTAGACCAAGTATCATTCCCAGACGACGTAATCGTCTCAACGGCAGCAAATTATATAGTCAAAAACTGGCTAAGCGAAGACAGCATGTCAATCATTTACGGCGCGTCAAACGTGGGCAAGACGTTTTTCGTGCAAGATTTATGCTACCACATCGCTGCAAATAAACCTTGGAATGGCAATAAAGTGCGTGGTGGCTCTGTCTTATATCTGCAAACTGAAGGCGGCCTATCATGGCAAGCGCGGATCGCGGCACTAAAGCAAAAATATCCAGACTACAAAGACGTTAAATTCGCAATCAGGGCCGCGCCTATTAACATGTTTAACTCTGAGGAAGACATGAACACAATTCGAGCATTAATCGCGGAAATATCCAAGAAACACGGAAAGGTCAGGGTGTTGGTTGTGGATACAATCAGTAGAGCAACGCAGGGTCAACTTAACGAATCGGACAACAGCGAAATGGCGCAATTCGTGGCTAATATCGATAAATTAAGGCAAGAAACGGGTATTCATGTGATCATGGTTGCGCATAGCGGCAAAGACCAATCGCGCGGTGTGCGTGGCGCGTCAAGCTTAAAGGCGGCAGCAGATACAGAAATCGAATTGACGTATGACCAAGATAACAACGTGCGCACGGCGTTGACAACAAAGCAACGCGACATGGAAACTGGGCGCACGTTTAACTTTATCCTAGAAGCGCAGAACATGGGCGAGGATGAAGACGGTGACCCAATCACGACATGTACTGTCCGCGCGGCAACAGATGATGAAATGCATGAGGCGAAAAAGGCGCAAGTAAAGAGCGGCAATCAAACGACGTTCAAGGAAGTGTTTTACCAATTGCGCGGCGAGGGTGTAGGTGGACCAAACCCTGCAGGGGCAGGATGGCCAGAGCCACGCAAATTCTGGTGCATTGATGAAGAATCTATAAAAGATCACTTCAAGGGTCGGCTTGTGGGCGCGACTAATCCGACGCAGACGTACAAACAGACTGCGAATGCATTGCTCAAAAATGGGATAATAGCCATTAATGAGGGCAAAATCTGGTTCACCGATAAGAATGGGCGCGTGTCTGATCTGTTTGAGTAGGGCTAATATTGAAAATGTAATGAAATCAATGGGCTGTGGAAAAAATATTAGTAAATATTAGTGTAATATTAGTTCACAGCTATAAACTAATAAT